ATGAGCACCTGGTACACCGCCCAGGCGCTGGCCGGATTGGTCGGCATGCCCGCTTACCCCGATGGAGTGCGCAAAAAGGCCGAGCGTGAAGAGTGGCAAAGCCGCAAGCGCGAGAAAGGCAAAGGGGCCGAATACCACATTGGCTCACTGCCGATCGAAACTCGCCGTTACCTGGCAGAGCAAGCCGTGGCCGCACAAGGTCATGCGGTGACCGACCATGCAGCGGGTGGCAAGGCCATGGCCAAGTTGCTGGAGCGTGAGGTACCGGTCAAACCGGAGGCAGGCCGCAAATTGCTGACATTGGGGGAGGGGGCTCGCCAGAAGGTTGATGCCAGACTGCTGATCCTGCAGGCCGCCGATATCTTCCTGGCCCCCTATCACGCTTGTCAGCAAGGGGAGGTGGGTCGCCACGCCTTTATCGAGGCATACCGTACTCGCAGTCTCGCCTTGCCTGTCAGCGTTTATGAAAGGCAAAAGCCATTCAGTCTGATCACCCTGCGCCGTTGGCAAAGCTCGCTGGCCAATGAAGGCCCAGCCGCATTGGCTGGCAACTATCAGCGGGAGCGGCCATCAACCGTCGAACAGAGCCCGGATCTGGCCCAGTTTCTCACCGCCCTGGTCACTACCAAACCCCATCTGGCCAACAAGTGGGGGGCGCTGCACGAACTGGCCAGCCAATACAGCGAAATGAACCAGCTGGGATGGCAGATCCCCAGCCAATCCTCATTGCGCCGCTGGATGGTGAAATGGTTGGCAGAGAACAAGGTGGCGTTTACCTATACCACCAACCCGGATGCCTACAACAACAAATACCGCAGCGCGATCGAGGAGATGTACCCCTGGATGGCCCAGCCCAATGACGTGTGGGAATTCGATAGCACTCCGGTCGATGCCATGCTGGTGGATGGTCGCCACAGCATCATCGCGGTGATCGACGTGTATACCCGTCGCGTTCGTCTGCTGGTGGCCAAAAGCTCATCGAGCGAAGGGATCTGCTTGCTGCTGCGCAAGACTCTGCTGGCTTGGGGCACGCTTAACGATAACGGCGTGATGCGCACCGATAACGGCTCTGACTATGTGAGCCAGCGGGTCATGTCCATCTGCACCCTGCTTGGCATGAACGTCAGCCGCTCCAACGCCTACTCGGGGTGGGAGAAACCCCATATTGAGCGGTTTTTTCGCACCTTGAGCCACGGCCTGATCGAGCTGTTGCCCTCCTATATCGGCCACTGCGTGGCAGACCGTCAGGTGATCGAGGCGCGCAAGATCTTTGCCCAGCGCCTGGAGGAGAAGCGCAAACCGGATGCGCAAAAAGAGATTTACGAGCTGGCCATGACGGCCGCAGAGCTGCAAACCCTGCTCGATAACTGGCTCGATGCTCGGTACCACAACCGCAAGCACAGTGCCCTGGGGGTCAGCCCCAATGAAAAGTACCAACTGGCCCGTTATCAGCGCCGCGCCATCCCCGATGAAGCTGCGCTGGATCTGCTGCTCAACCATATCGGCGAGGCGACCGTCTCCAAAGGCTTTATCAAGGCCGGTGGCCTCAAATACAGCGCCCCCGAACTGTTGGAGCACAACTGGAAGAGCCAGCGGGTCAGCGTCTTTCTCGATCCGAGCGATGTGGGCCGCGCCATCTTGTACCGCACCGGCGATTGGAACGAGCGGATCGAGTCTATCAACATCGACTTGCTGGGCAATGGCATCAGTCCCGATGCCTTCCGGGCGGCCAAAAAAGCCGATGCCAAGGCGTTGGCCAGTTTTCGCCGCGAGATGCGCAACCTTGCCAAAACCTTTGGCATCGACCAGCTCCATCAGGATGTGGTGCGCCACTTCGTCGATCAGGCCAAGGGTATTGAAGCGTTCAGCCGTCGCGATCTCACCCTTGATAACCCGGCATTGGCCGCGCTCACCGGGGTCTCAACGTCCGCTGAACCCGCCCGTTTCAATGCGGCAGAGCTGGCCGCCATAGAAGCCAGACGGGAAGCGAAAGCGCAGCGGGCGCAAGCCACCGCAGGGCAGGAATCGAGAGCACTCAAGACCGAGTACGAGCAAGCCATCTATCTGGCAGAGCGGGAGGTGGATACCCCGCTGACAGAGCGGGAGAAGGAGTGGCTGACCCGATACCTCTACAGCCACAAGCTGATGGCAAAACGAATTAACCGCCATCTGGATGAAGTTCGGGCTGCCCGCCGCACCCAGGCAAAAGGTTAGTGAGTAGCCCGAAAAGGCCCAAAAACAAAGGACAAACCCACTATGAAACACAAGATCGTTGAAGTCAAAAACATGATCAAGACCGAGCAATTGCTCGATAACTTGCTCAACCGCTCCAGCATAGTGCCAGGCATTGGTCTGATCCACGGCCCCTCCGGCTTTGGCAAGACTACCGCCGTGGAGTGGCTGTTCAACCAGGACGAAGTGAACGGCATTTATGTCCGCTGCTACAAGGCCGACACGGTGACCAGCCTTCTGGAGCAGATTGCCAAAGAGATCGGCATTCCCCAGCGCCACAACCTGCGCGCCCAGGTCGATAGCATTGTCGAAGCCGTGCGGGCCGAAGAGCTGGCCATCTTCGTGGACGAGGCCGATTACGTGGTCGGCAATGCCCGCATCATGGAGACCCTGCGCGATATCTACGATGCCACCGAACAACCCCTTATCTTGGTCGGGATGGAAGAGATTGCCCGTCGGATCAGCCAGCGCAAGCAACTGTTTAACCGCATCTCCCAGTGGATCGAATTCAAACCGGCCGATCTCGATGACGTGTCCCTGATTGCCAGTGAAATGCTGGAGGTGGACGTGGAGATCGACGATGCACTGCTGGATCTGATCCGCAAGCGCTCCAACGGCGTGGTGCGCACCATCGTCTCGGCCCTCGACAAGATTGAAAAAATGGCGATGGCCTCTGATACCCGGATTATCCGGCTGGAGGACGTTGACGCCAGCGAGCTGCTCCATGACGTGCGTCGCAGCCGCTAGCCGTCAGGCTACAGCCAATAAAAACAAAGCACGGGAGGGATTCCAGTGGTTGGAAAAATCAGAAATAGCAATGCAGAAGAAGCATGGCACTGGATGTGTCAGCAGGACTCTTTCGACTTGTTTGAGCTGGTAGAGGGGAGCCAGCTCAAGCTGGGAAATGTCTATCTGATTGTGCGCCGTTGGCTGGCAAGTAGCCATTTGCGCTGCGTGTATCAAAAGCCGTTTGGTCGGCGGATATCGTTTCGCGGGAGCCGCTATCAGGTGATTGACCCATCTAACGTGCCGCAGTTTGGCTCAGGGAATCGCCAGACAAAGCATCGGAAAAAGCGCCGTATTCATCGAAAAACGGTGCAGCAAAAGATGTGGAACACCATGAAGATCAGCCGTTTTTTCACTCTGAGTGACCTCGCGATTACCTCTGGGGTCGATGACAGTGGCGCCAGCACTTACACCACCTTTTTGATCAGGGCTGGATATGTCCGGCTGGTGGACAAGATAGAGCGCTTCAAGGTGAAAGGGGATCAGAACCGCTACCAGTTGATCCGTGATACCGGACGTTTTGCTCCCATGGTGCGAGCAAAACAGGGGGGATGTTGGGATCAGAACGAGCAGCATTTTTATCAGTTTGATGTGAAGGAGGCTCCTCATGGAAACGTGGCTTGAGGTGTTGCAGGCCGAAGTGGCGGCCAGCTCGCTGGCCCAGGTGGCCGAGAAGCTTGGGCTCTCTCGCACCACCATCAGCCAGGTCTGCAACGAAAAGTATCCCGGCGATATGGCAAGGGTACAGACCCTGGTTGAAGGGGCCCTGATGGGCAACAAGGTGAGGTGCCCCATCCTGGGGGATATCCCTGCTCATCAGTGTCTCGCTCACCAACGTCGTGGCCCGAGCGAAGTAGGCAGCAGTCCCATGGATATCAAGCTCTGGAAAGCCTGCCGCAGCGGTTGCCCCCATAGCCAGCTGACCGAGGCGCAGCAACTGCGCCGTCCGATGCGGTTATCGGTAGAGCAGGGCAGTGGCCAGCAGAAAGCCGCGCGCTATGACGCCGAGGCCACCCTCTCCAGATTGCGCCGTCAGGCCAAAAGCGATGGCGACAATGCCAGCAGCAGCCTGCGCATTCTGAGTGAGCTGCTGGCCGAAGAGCTGAAAATCATGGCCATCAAATATAACCGGCTGCTCGACAAGCAAGCAGGCAAATAACGGTTGGTGGGGCTCTTTCGCGGTGGGCCCAGTGACGAGATCACAAGGAGAACGGGATGAAAAAGCATCTGCACAGCAATTTGCAAAAGACCGCCGAGCAACTCAGCCACTGGCTGACGGCCAAGGGATATGACGTTCGTACCAGTCGGGTTTGCCATACCCCGCTGCTGGCTGTTACCGGGCCACTGCCCAAAGAGATGCAGGCGCGCGCCGTGTTAAGCCGTGAATGTCTGTCGGGCGTGGTGCGTGAAGTCGCCCTGGTGCGCTTTGGGGGTTGCTTGCTCCACTGGCGCCAAGAATCCTGAAACCAACAAGGGCGATGAGATGAGCAAAATCCAGCTTGAGATAGAAGACGAGGAGCTGGCGCGGGTGGTGCTGCGCCAGTTACCCAAGTTTCTCGAATTCTGCAGCGCGACCCACCAGGAGGAGTTGGCGAGCGCAACAGCAGAGCAGTACAGCGCCGTGATGTGCCCTCCGGTGTCCGGCAGCAACAAGATTCATTAAGGAGAAGCCCATGCAAGAAGCACAAACCGCCAGTACTACCCCGATGCGCCAGAACGCCCAGGGGCACTGGGTACCGGAAAACCTGATCGCCCCGGCAGACAAGCTGCGCGACGAAGTGGTGCTGGCCATTATCGCCGCAGCTCGCGAGCAGCGCGCACAGCTGGCCGCCTTCAAGATTGGCGCCATGCAACAGATCGCCGACTTTGTAGATCTCTCGGCCGAGCAGTATGGCGTGGCATGGGGCGGTACCAAGGGCAACGTGACTCTGCTCAGTTTTGATGGCCGTTACAAGCTCATTCGGGCAGTGGGAGAGCACCGCAAATTTGATGAACGGATCCAGGCTGCCAAAGTGCTGATTGACCAGTGCATCGAACGCTGGAGTGATGGCGCCAGCAGCGAGATCCGCGCCTTGGTAGACCATGCCTTTCGGGTATCCAAGAGCGGTCATATCGACGTGAATCAGGTGCTCTCCCTGCGCCAGCTCAATATCGATGACCCGGATTGGCTGCTGGCCATGCAAGCCGCTGTCGATGCCATCCAGGTGACCGGTACCAGCCAATATCTGCGGCTCTACGAGCGTGACGCTCACGGGCGTTATATCCAGATGAGCCTGGATCTGGCCAAGGTATAAGGAGGAAGCGTGATGGAAATCAACGTGGAAAAAGCCGAAGAGCAGCTGCTGCTCTGTGAGCAGATCAGCGAAACCGAGGGCACCTGCTACCCCGATGACACCTATGAGGATGGCATCAAGGCCGCCCTGCTCTGGGCACTGGGGCTGGGGCCCGCGCCCCTCAATGCCGAGGAGTATCAAGGGGTGACGCCACTGCAGTTCGATTAATGACCCGATGCGAAACAGGGCGGCACTGCCGCCCTGTCTATCCGGTGTGGTGGCCGGGTACTGATGAGCAACCAAATGATCTGGGCCCAGGTCTTCACCGTCTTGATACAAGGAGCACGGCGATGACCAAAACAGAGATGGATATTCGGCTTACCAAGATATTCAGCAGCGCAGCCATTGCACTGGTAGCTGCTGACAAACGGGCTGTGTGCAAACAGCTCAAACAGTTTGATAAAGAGGCGCGCGCCCGTGGTTTTCATGCGCTGGCCGGAGAAGCCTGCCAGATGCGCTGGCAACTGGTGGCCGAACTGCAGCAGGCCAAATCGGCCAGAGATTGTGGCGGGGTACACGGAACCGGGGATCGCCATGGCCATCTATAGCCCACTGTTGGCTCCCCATATTCTGGCCCGTCGCCTGCAAAGCGGTCGGGCCTGCATCACCGAACTGGGGCTGGAGCAGCGCTGCCCCCGTTGTGGCGAGTTCTGGCCATGGGATACCGAGTTTTTCGGTTTGGCGAGCGATGCCTCTGGGCTCTCCAGCTGGTGTCGGGGGTGCCTCAATGAACACTACCAACAGCTGAGGGTGGCCGGGCAGCACCATGACAGTAAGGCGGAACCGGGAGTGGATAGGTGATGGACAAGCGCAGCAGATTGATCCGGCTGGTGCAGGTGGGGCGCCGTGCGTTGGCGCTCGATGACGAGTGTTACCGCGACCTGTTGGCCAGCCACACCGGCAAGCGCAGCGCCGCCCTGTTAAGCGAACAGGAGCTGGAACAGGTGCTGACTGCCTTCAAGGCGGCGGGCTTTATTCCCAAGCCTGCTCGCCATGCAGCCAACAGACGGCTGAGTCCTGCGTCCGGTGGCCATCTACGGGTCAATGAAATTGCCAAGATCAGGGCCATCTGGTGTGAGATGGCCCGCCTTGGCATTGTCAGGGATGGTTCGGAAACCGCATTAAACCGCTGGGTTCAACGGATGACCGCCCGTTTAAACGGTGGAGTAGGGGTGGCCGAGGTGGGATGGCTGGATGCGCCTCTGGCCGTCAAAGTGCTGGAGGCGCTGAAAAAATGGTTTAAGAGAAAAGTGATTTGATGAGCCTTGAGTGGTTAAAAAGGCACATCGAGAAGATCCTGAACAAAGCTGCTGGGTATGCGAAGCATTGTACTTATTTCTTCGACACTGTGGCCAGCCTTGCTAAGAGATAATATCTCATTTGTAGATATGGATCTTTTGGGGGGAGGCGGTGGTGGTGGTGCTATTTTTTTTGCTTGGAGTACAGTTGCGTTTTCTATTGCATTCACCCGGTTACCAAGTGAGCGGGTTATGTCTAGTATCTCACTCAATATATCTTGTTCTGAACGGGGTACTGGTGCTTCAGGATTTTTTGTTCGACTAAGGATTAGATTGAACTCAGTTTCAAATTGCTCCCAATAAGTATCGAAAACCGTCTCAAGAATGCGTGGGTCTAAAGAATTTCCTACAAGCCTGCTATTTAACGTCCGGACCAGCTCAAACATATTTTCACGATCTGGAAGTGTGTGGTTGAGCTGGGCTAATGGGTCCTTGATCTCACTGGGTTTAATGTCAACAAGTAGGGTGCAGACGCGAGCATTTGAAAGTCCCTTAGCCAAGGCTCCAGCCTCAAATAATATCCAAGGTCTTTCTTTATTTTCTTGTGTCAGGCAAATGATACCTGTGGTGGTATCCTGCAATTGATCTTGAATCTCACTAAACCAGAGAGCTCCACGGTCAATATCCTTGGTGGAAATCCATGGTCGAATCGCCTGCAGTACGCAACGTAGCCACTCATCCAGTAGCGTTGCTACTTGCTTGCTACGCTCCCCCGACCAACTCAGAAATACCTTCATCGCTTACCCCATTAACCTGCTGATTGAAGGAGGATTTTATCTGATGGGCGAAACAGGGGCCAGCAGAATCCTAGTCACTCCACCGCGCCAGCAAGCGGGCTAGAAAACCGAGCTGCCCTGAATGGTGTTGGCTCGGTTCCAGTTCCGTTGCCAACAGTTTGATACCTGCAATCAAGAGACCCAACCATAGGAATGCCATTCCAACGAACTCAGACCAATGTAGTCTGCGCGCAACAGCTTGGAAGGCCATGGTACGGAGATCCAGACCGGCTGTGAGCTGAGGGATTTCTTGAATCTTGCTGATGATCCATGCGGGTAGTAGCCAGTAGAAAAGCCCATATCCGATCAGGCCCAGCATTAGAGCACCCCACCAGGAACTCATCAGCATAGTGCTGGCGGTGCCGGTGATCAGTGACTGGTTTCTCCGTCGATAATAACGTCGTGCCATTTCCCCTCCTTAGGGTAAGTCGGAAGGTCAGTAGAGGCGGTTTCTGAGCTTTTTTAGACGAGATCGAGTGAGGTTGATACCGCTGAACATTATCATTACTCCGATCAATGCTATCGCCCCCCAGAGTATGTGAAATACCTGCGCAGGTATGATGCGGAAGTGCAAGGTCCCCGCAGCAAATTGCATCGGGTCTGGTTGGAAAAAGCCGGGGATAATCATCAGCAGCAGGCCAATCAGAGTGCAGGCATAGGCAGGGAAGAAGGCTGCTGGGGCCATATCCAGCATGACCATCATATCGAGCAGCCACTCTTTAAAGCGTTCATTCCATTTCATTCGTCTCAATCTCCCTTTGATAACGAGGGACTCAGTATGCGCTAAAAAATGTGCGCATAAAATGGCCTGTGTTCTAATCGGCGCACCGCTTTTTCTATTTTGCCGGGGGAGTCATGGAACAGAATCAGGACCTCTTTGCCGATGATCACGCCTCACTGGGGCAACTGGTCGATCGCCTCGACCAGATCCCGGCCTCGGAACTGACGGCCAAATGGCCCAAAGCCCTGAGCGAGCTGGTGGATGTGCTGGCCTGCGAGTTGGTCAGAGGTGGGATGGCACAAGAACAGGCCAAGGCTCAGGCCCGCAAGTTGGCGCTGGTACAGGCCCACTATATGGGGGGCCGGGCCTACTACCTCCCCACCGGGGATCATCTCAAGGCTGCGCTGCGGGATAGGGCTATCTGGGATGAGTTCAACGGCCGCAATATCGACCAGCTGGCTCGCAAGTACGGACTCTCGGTGCCACAGACCTATGCGATAGTGGCGGAGCAGCGGGGGCTGACCCGGCGGCGAATGCAGCCGGACTTGTTCTAGACATCGTCTAAGTCGGGTTCTTTCTATTATAGCTACGATTATTTTGGTATCTATTATGGTTATTTCATTATGATGCTTCGGTTCTTGTAGTGTGTTTTTTAGTTAGTGTTGTAGTTTAGACTGTATGAAATGTATTCTATCATGGATGGGTGATATGTTATTCATCTGAAACAGGTCAGGTACCTCGAGTACTTGGTACCTTAAGGATCCAAGTCATGAATACATACCTAAAGCTATTAATTATTGCAGTTGTAGGACTGGTAGGACTGACGAGCTGTACTTCTAATGCACCACCAGCGCCAGCGCCACTACCGCCGCTAGTAGAGAGTAAGAACTTCGCCGTAGTACGCGTTTTATATGCAACAGACCGTAATTACATTCCTGGCGCTAAATCCGCTGAAATGTATGGTGAAGAGCGGGCGCAGCTTAGCTTTGGCTATTGTGATATAAGCATTCCACGAGACCATCATAAGGGGGAGTTGGAATCGCCTTCAATTTGGCGGCTCGAATTTAGTGAAGACCCAGCCAAGCATGTCGTGCTCCTTGACACGCAAATGAAATCGAAGAATGAGTTTTTCGATGATCTGGCTTCTCGAGTCCGTACTTCCGCACGAAAGAGTACATTTTTATTCATTCATGGATATAACGTGACGTTCGAGGATGCAGCAAGAAGAACGGCGCAGATGTCGTATGATCTCGATTTCGAGGGCGCAGCTGTTTTCTATAGCTGGCCGTCGCAAGGAACCGCTCCTGCGTATACTGCTGACGAACAAAACGTAGAATGGGCTCAGAGTAACTTGCGAAGCTTTCTTGAAGATTTTTTCCAGCGGTCAGAAGCGGAAAACGTATATTTGATTGCACACAGTATGGGAAACCGCGCATTGACACGTGCGCTAATATCCCTCTTAACTGATAAGCCAGAACTTCGAAGCCGACTGGCAGAGGTTATTCTTGCTGCACCGGATATTGACGCTGATGTATTTAAACGAGATATAGCTCCTTCACTTACCGCGGCAGGACGCCCAATCACGTTGTATGCATCATCCAAAGATCTTGCATTGATCGCATCAAGAAAAATTCATGGGCATGCGCGAGCTGGCGATTCAGGACAAGGGGTACTCGTGATTCCTGGCGTCGAAACAATTGACGCAACATCTGTTGATACAAGTCTTCTGGGACACTCTTACTATGCCGAGTCGCGAGATATTCAAACGGATATGAGTGAGCTAATTAAGTATCGAGCAAGGGCCGATCAGCGCTCCGAACTCCAGCGCGCCCAATCGCAGGCAGGTCGGTACTGGGAATTTAAGCCTTGAATCGACGTAACTACGCATGTCATCACCATGGAAAATAAAAAGTGCTCCACTTGAGGTTTGCCTCTTTTACTACTGGTTATGGTTGTCGTTAGACAACTGATTCTTATGTAACCCACCATAAACCCATGCCATAGAGGTCCCTCGGTACGCTGCTGATAACGCAGTTCACCGAGGGGCCTTTATGTTATCACTCGCTCTTAAATGGCTGCTCCGTCCCGATGTGGAAGGGGGCGAAGTCAATCATCCCGCCGACCGTGGTGGTCATACCAAGTACGGCATTGCCGATGCCGCCGATGGCAAGAAGGACGGCATGGCCGACCTCGATCGGGATGGGGTACCCGATATTACTATCGGTGATCTGACCCCCGCCCATACCGAGCCCTTTTACCGCCAGAACTACTGGGCGCCCGCCCGCTGTGACCTTATTGCCAGCTTAAGCCCGGCCCTCTCTATCGCCGTGTTTGATGCAGCGGTGCATCACGGGCCGAAACGCGCTATCCAACTGCTGCAGCAGGTCTTGGGGGTGATGGCAGATGGCCGCCTTGGCCCGGTGTCGATTGGCAGGCTCAAGCAGCAACTGGGCGCTAAGGGGGAGACCTCATTCCTGCTGGCGCTGATGATGCAGCGGGCCAGCTTCATGCACGGCATTGTGCGCAAAGACCCGAGCCAGTGGGCCAATGCCGATGGCTGGATCAACCGGCTGCTGCGTCTGCAGAGCTACCTCCTTTCCGATGTGGTTGGCGAGGTGGTGGCATGAGCGTGCTGACTATCAAGCAACAGAAAGCTGCAGCCGCGCTCCAGGCTGCGGGCTGCTTTGGCATTCCTGAGCTCAAAAACCCCCGTTATCTCGCTTGCTTCAAGGATGGGCGCAAAGCCCATCTCAAGGCCGCTTTGGCCAATCAGATCGCTGACCCGAAGGCGATCCCGCTCTATAGCCACCACAAGACCCGTCAATCCCTCTTCGGCTCTTTGTTGACAAATAAGGGGTGGCGTTCGGTGACCGAACTGGATCGCCTGCGGGCCCGTGCCCGTCATTCCCAACCTCCGTTATTTCAACCCAAAAAGAAGGAAGTCCATCATGCCTGATTCCCTGTTACCTCAAGCGAAATCTGCCTTTAAAAGCCGCACTGTGATCGGTGGTGTGATTGCCGTGGGGGCCGGTATTGCGGGCCTGTTCGGTGTGCCGGTCGATGCGGGTACCCAAGCCAGCCTGGCATCCACCCTGGTGGATCTGGCCAGTGCGGTGGGTGGCCTACTCGCTATCTGGGGCCGCATCAAGGCGACCCATACCGTCCGTTAGAACACAGTATGAGCCTGTTCCAGTAGGCGTGATTGGCGCAGCCAGTTTGGTCTCGGACAGCGCGCAGAAACCGCAGCGTACACGCAGTACGTGAGGCTTTCGAGCACTGCCCAGGGCCAAAATGGCAAGTGAAATAGCCTAATGGGATGGGCTCCGGGAGAGGTCATGTGACAGACCATATAGACCGCGCCCAGCAGGCCGATGCCGATCGGACTGAGCGCATTATCGAAGCCCACCAGAACAGGGCAAGGCCACACGGCGATGGTATCTGCTGCGATTGTGACGACGCCATCCCGCCCTCCCGCCTTGCAGCCGAGCCTGGTGCCGAGCGCTGTATCGAGTGCCAGACCCTGTATGAGCGCAAGGAGGCGACCCGTGTGGGAATTCATCGTTAAGAACTGGGGGCCGCTCTATGCGTTGGCCAGTTTGGTTGGGCTGGTGGTCATCATCTTGCTCTCCAAGACCTACGCCAAGCGCGAAGACCTCACTGCCCTGGTGCAGAGAGTCCAGCGGGTGGAGCAGGTACTGGCTGATCTGCCGAGCGAGCGTGAGCTGCACAAGCTGCAGTTGGAGATCAGCGAGTTGCGGGGGGAGTTGCGGGAGGTGAAGCCGGAGCTGCGCCAAGCCCGTCGCCTTGCCGATCTGCTGTTGGAAAATGAGCTTGCCGCCGTACAGAAGGAGAAGCCATGAGCATTCAAGCGATATTGGACGCCCAGCAGCGACTGGTGATCCTGCGCTCCCTGCTGGATATCGGTGGTGCCGCCAACGAGTCAATCCTCAATGACTGCCTCGACCAGTTGGGTACCGGCCGGGTGACGCGGGATCGGGTGAAGACCCTGCTGGCCTGGCTGGAAGAGCAGGGGCTGGTGCGCATCGAGCGACTGGCCACGGTGCAGGTGGCTCACCTGACCGGGCGGGGCCAGGACGTGGCAGAGGGCCGGGCAACTGTGCCCGGCGTCAAGAAGCCCAGGGCGGAGGATTGACCATGGCCGATAAACCGACCCGAGGCCGCGCCAGCAAGGTGTGGCTGCTGCCTGAGTCCATCCGCAACGCGCTCAACGAGATGCTGCGGGACAAGGGCAACAGTCAGGCCGCCATCCTGGATGAGATCAACGGCCTGATCGAGGAGGCGGGGTTGCCCGATGAGCTCAAGCTCTCCCGCTCCGGGTTAAGCCGTCATGCCAGCCAGGTTGAACAGGTCGGCCAGCACCTGCGGGATTTGCGAGAAACCACGGCCGCCTTGACCTCCCAGCTTGGCGACAAGCCGATGGGGGAGACCACCAAGCTCATTCTGGAGCTGGGCCGCTCCCAGCTGTTCAAGGCGATGCTGGCTCAGGTGCAGAACCCGGAGGAGGCGGTGGATATCGACATGCTGAAAAACGCCATGCTGGCGGCCCAGCGGCTCGAATCAACCGCCATGCAGAGTCATAAGCGGGAGAAAGAGATCCGCCAGGCATTTGCCGAAGAGATCGCCGCCAAGACCGAAGCGATCGTGACTCAGGCGGGCCTGAGCGGTGAGGTTGCTGCCGAGATTCGCCGTGAAATATTGGGGATTGCCTGATGACTGCCATTGCACAGACCCCTATCGCCCAGCAGTTGGCCCAGACCCTGGGTACCGAATACAACCCCGACGAGGTGTTGCTGCCGTACCAGCGGATCTGGATTGCCGACGAGAGCCAGCTCAAGATCGCCGAGAAGAGCCGCCGTACCGGTATCACCTGGGCGGAGGCGGCTGACGCGGCCCTGACGGCCGCCAAGACCAAGACGGCCGGGGGTTGCCACCACTTCTATGTGGGTAGCAACAAGGAGATGGCCCGCGAGTTTATCGATGCGGTGGCGATGTGGGCCAAGGCGTACAGCAAGGCGGCCGGTGAGATCCAGGAGGAGGTGTTCACCGACGATGAGGATAAAGCGATCCTCACCTTCGTGGTCTATTTCGCCTCGGGCTTCAAGGTGCAGGCGCTCTCCAGCAACCCCTCCAACCTGCGGGGGATGCAGGGCAATGTCACCATCGACGAGGCCGCTTTCCACGACCGACTGGCCGAGGTGTTGAAGGCCGCCATGGCGCTGACCATGTGGGGTGCCAAGGTGCGGTTGATCAGTACCCATAACGGCGTCGATAACCTGTTTAACCAGCTCATCAATGACAGCCGAGCGGGCCGTAAAGAGTATTCCATCCATACCATCAGCCTGGACGATGCTTGCCGCCAGGGGCTCTATCGTCGGATCTGCCAAGTCAAGGGCGGCCTTTGGACACAGGAAGCAGAGGATGCCTGGAAGGCGGGGCTGCTCAAGGCCACTGCCACCGAAGAGGATGCCCTTGAGGAGTATTTCTGCGTACCCAAGCAGAGCAGCGGTGTCTATATCAAGCGCACCCTGATCGAACGGGCGATGCAACCGGATATCCCCATCCTGTGCTTTACCGCCCCCAAAGACTTTGAGCTCTCGAGCGAGGAGACCCGCAAGGCGGTGGTGGATATCTGGTGCGAGGAGAACCTCAAGCCCTGTCAGGAAGCGCTCGATCGCAGTTGCCGCCATGTGTTGGGAGAGGACTTCGCTCGCAAGGGGGACTTGTCGGTGTTCGTGCCGCTCTCCATCGCCACCAACTTGCGCAAACAGGTGCCCTTTGTGGTGGAGCTGGTCAATGCCCCCTATGAGAGTCAGCGCCAGATCCTGTTCTACCTGCTGCAAGGGTTGCACCGTTTTACTGCGGCGGCCTTCGATGCCACCGGTAACGGCGGCTATCTGGCGGAGGCAGCCAGACTGCGCTGGGGCGCCAGCATGATCGAGTGCGTGATGCTCAATGACCCTTGGTATCGGGAGTGGATGCCCAAGCTCAAGGCAGAGTTTGAGGATGGCAACCTGACCATCCCGCGCCATGCAGACGTGCAGGATGACTTGGGGAAAATCCAGGTCATCAATGGCATCCCCAAGATCGACAAGGGCCGCTCTCTTTCCAAACACGCCGGCCAAGGAGGCCAACAGCGCCACGGTGACTTTGCGGTGGCCTTGGCCATGGCGGTGCGGGCCAGCTGGATGGAGGGGGGCGCTATCGAGTTCACCCCGCTGCCCAACAAGCGCGATGAAGCAAGGGGCGATAACCATTATTCGTTCGAGAGAGGGGCCTGGTAATGGGCAGGATCATCGATATCAACGGCAATCCCCTGCGGATGGAAAAAGAGCCGCAGACCGAGAACTCGGCGGCGCTTGCCCAGTTGCGCCGTCACTATAGTGAACACCCCACGGTGGGGCTCACCCCGAGCAGGGCGGCAGCCGCATTGAAGGAGGCAGAACAGGGCAACCTGATCGCCCAGTGCGAGCTGGCCGAAGACATGGAAGAGAAAGACGCCCACCTGCAGAGTGAACTCGGCAAACGCCGCCGCGCTCTGTTGGGGGTCAGCTGGACAATCGAGCCGCCCCGCAACGCCACCCCGGCGGAGAAGCGTGACAGCGAGATGATCCGCGAGCTGATTGAGGACTTTACCTGGTTTGATGATGCCATCTTTGACGCCACCGATGCGGTACTCAAGGGGTTTTGTGCCCAGGAGTTTTGCGGCTGGGAGTTGGTGGAGGGGTTGCAGCTCCCCAAGGGCATCATCTGGCGAGATCCTGCCTGGTTTCAGACCCACCCGGACGATCGCAACCAGTTGCGGCTGCGGGATAACAGCCACGAAGGGGTTGCCCTCCACCCCTTTGGCTGGCTGCTGCACAAGGCCAAGTCCAAATCGGGGTATCTGGCCCGCACCGGCCTTGTCCGCACCCTGGTCTGGCCGTTCCTGTTCAAGAACTACAGTGTGCGGGATCTCGCCGAGTTTCTGGAGATCTACGGCCTGCCGGTGCGCCTTGGCAAATACCCGGAAGGGGCGACCGAGAAAGAGAAGGCCACTCTGCTGCAGGCGGTGCTCTCCATTGGTCATAACGCCGGGGGCATTATCCCGCGCGGGATGGAGATTGAGTTCGAGAACGCCGCCAGCGGTCAGGCTGATCCCTTCGTGGTGATGATGGATTGGTGCGAGCGTTCCATGAGCAAGGCCATCCTGGGGGGCACCTTGACCTCACAGGCCGATGGCAAGAGCTCGACCAATGCCTTGGGCAATGTCCATAACGAGGTGCGCCAGGAGGTACGGGATGCAGATCTCCGCCAGCTGGCCGCCACCCTGACCCGCGATCTGGTCTATCCCCTCTATGCCCTGAACGGCAAGAGTTATCAGGGCCCCCGCCGCAGCCCCCGGCTGGAGTTTGATGTGACCGAGCCGGAGGATATCTGCCGTTATGCAGACAGCCTGCCCAAGCTGGCCGCCTGCGGCATGCGCATCCCGCTCGACTGGGCCCACAAGAAGATGCAGATCCCGCAGGCCGAGCCCGATGAGCCGCAACTGGTTGCCGCTACGTCGGCCAGCAAACCGCCAGCTGATAAAGGGGAGGGGTGATGGCGGCTGCTGTTTTTAGCGACCGCTCTTCTTTAGCCCCCTCTCCCCTTGCGGGAGAGGGTTGGGGTGAGGGGGGGGTAACGTCAGTTTGTCGTTGGCATAACAAGAGTCAGGGGCGGATCAGATGGCACATAAAACGAGGCGGTGGTGAACGTGGTGGGGCTGATGGAGGCGAGCGACTATCTGGCTCCCTTGCTGGCGGGGATGACCGATGCCGTTCAGGCGCTGATGCCGAGGAGCCACGTTTGCCGCAAGCAGCTCCCTCTCCCACTCTGATTGTCGCAAAAAAGGGAGAGGGTTGGGGTGAGGGGGAGGTTGCAGGGGGAAAATAAAAATACCCAAGCGGCCAGATACTGACGGCTTGGGTATCGCGCCCACCCCTATCCCTGTTGGTATACAGCCATTTCGGCTACTGGGTGACCTGTTCGCCTAGCTCTGTATGAGCCGCCTGCATACCCCTTGTCGATTTGAATCGCGCCGTGAGAGCAAAGGGCTGTTCACAGGGCTTAACTCGCAAGAGTGCTCAAATCTGTGGCGGTATTGCCGCCTTTCAGAGCGTTAAGGTGCTCTGACACCTGTTTGGGTGTCCGGTGAGGCTACCACTGTGCCGGGTACTCCTCAATCCCTTCCACCGGAAAGCCGTGTTGGAGCAGGGCTTGGCGGATCAGAAAGGGGAGGGGGTGGCCATCGCTAGGCCACTTTTTTGTCATGTTCGCGCAGGAGACATCAATCAGTTGCACCAACTCTTTGCCAGTCTGAGGCTCAAAAATGAATGAGTTCCAGATCGCTTCGTCCTGATAGCTATCGATTAATAGACCGTCATCGAGTGGGATGCGATTTTGCTCGACCAGTCGAAAGCTATCTTGACCCTGGTGGTGCACAATCAGGCGTACTTCTGGGTTGTTTTTATGCAGTTTCCCGCTCTTGGTTTCGCGCCGCAGGTTGTAGAAGATGTGCTGGAAAATAACCTTGCCCTCAACCCGATAAAATTTCTTCGTCTTGGTTTCATCATCGATAGACCAATAGAGGCGAAAGGATTGGCGGCGCAGCGTATGGCCATAGCGGGTCAGCAATTCGGTCAGTTGCCCCTCATTGGCCAGTTTTGTCCCTTTTGCCCACGCGCTGACAATAGATTGCTGGGTTCGGCAAAGTGCGGCGATCTCTTTTTGCGTAAGACCATCGTTGAGGGCAAGCCGGATAAGGGCCCGAGTCTGTTTAAAGGGGCGCTTGGCGCCGGTGGATTGCTCGTTCTGTGTCATAGGGATCCAGATAAGGGGGGACGAGCCCCCGGTGTCTCTTGCTTACTTTTTGCCGCTGCTTTTCGGGTTCTGCGGATTCAATTGCCAGCCACGGTGCCCCTGATTACGGTCATAGGTAGGGTTGGTACCGTTCGAGCCTTTGTTGGGGTTGCTGATATCGGCATTGTGGTTTGATTGCTTGGTCATAACATTCTCCCTTGTGTGTGTGATGACGAGAGAAATGTTAGCTAATTCATAATCTTATACCATTGATGATTTAATGATAAAAGTTGATAAACCGTGATATTTGACCTGGCTGCCCAATTTTCACTGGGCGCAGGATACGAGCACTGGCACAACAAGCAGCAGGGGGTAATCAGATGGCAAATAACGAGAGTGCGCTCAATATGGTGGGGTTGGTGGCGGCGAGCGACTATCTGGCCAGCTTGCTGGCACGGCTCGCTGCACTGGAGCAGGGGAACGGTGTGGCGGCGGTCAGCGCTGTGCCAGAACTGCTGGCTGCCCAGCCCGATCCCCGCTCTCTCTACTTCGGTACCCCGCTTGAATATGGCGCGGCCCACCAGTTCGGCCGTGAGGAGACTCACTTGCCCGAGCGCCCCTATCTGGGGTTGTCAGAAGAGGACAAGCAAAGCGTGTTGGAGACGCTGGAGGGGTATGTTGTTCCATAGCTCTTCTAGCTACGTATACGGACTGCCAACTTCTGGCTAGGTCGATGTATAGCCCGCAGGGTTTTGTCTTGTCTGTTCATGATTTAAACAGTGTTAAACAGCATTGCTTTATTGAGTCAGCTCATAGTAATCGATTTCACCAGAGGGTATATTTCGAGACCTACTACTTTGGCGACTGGAGAATCGTATCGTGCTGGCATCGAATGAGCGTTGGGTATTCTGTTATGACTTATTTTTGGAAGCAACGCCAGAAGCTGCCAATGGACAGTTTGTGATGCGCGAAGTCGTGACAAACTTGGCTGAGATGATACGCCAGCAGTCAGCTTTCAAAATGTACAGCGAAGAAACACAGGTCTTTAGATTGACTGATCTGCGCTATACAGATGACATGGACATTGCTTGTTTTCTAGTGCAGCTTGGGGATAAGAATGGTTCTGATCCGGTGTTTGCGAACTTGACTACAGGCGAGTTGCGAACGGAGCCTAAGCTGGAGGGTGAAGGTATCGCACTATCAGCTCATTTCATGCTCTCACTTGATTCTGTGGATGCAACAAATATTCGTTTTCATGCAGTGATGGAAGAGGTTCCAGGGATCACAAAATCTAGAGTTGCCCCTTTTTTGACCGCACTACTGAAAGATGCTTTTGAAGGGTATACGTTCGTTGATCCAGACACGCGAACCGAAAATCGGTGTCGTCCAATGTGTAAATTGTCTGGTCGACCCAGTCAGAGCCTAGAAGAGTCCTTAGAAGAAGGCGTTTTAAAAGGACTGACATTAGTTAAACATGAAGTGGTTGATGGCATCATGGATGGAGACCCGTACTCTCAGTTTGTAGAGCATACGGTACGGATACAAGTGACGACCCAACCAGAAACATGGCTTGATAGAATCACTTGGCTGAATGAGTGGCGACAAAAAGCATCAAATCATGGATTTGATCAGTTAAAGGTTTTGTACAAAAGACCAGAAGGAAGACAAAAAACTGTCACGATGGATCGTGAAGAGGATGCAGCCAATGCTCTTTTCACTAGGCAAGAGCAGTTTATCTTGGATAGTAATATAAACCAATGTGAGCAGGCCATTCATGAAGAGCTGTTCAATAAAATGGTTACTTTGCTAAGGAGCTTATAGGTGATTTTATGATGGCTTTGAGGGGAGTGGTGAAAAAGCTAGTGGCACCAATGAGTTATCTTAGAATCTTTCATTCTGAGAAGATTTGGTTTGACTATTTTTTACCACTTTTCTTGGCGGTAGTATGCACTGCCGGGTATGCCTTTATGCCTAAGCCATTCCCTTTGATGGGGCCGTCTGGACTAATCGTGCAGATTAATGGGCTATTGCAGGTGCTGATAGGTTTTTATATTGCATCATTAGCTGCGGTCGCAACCTTTCAAGGGCAAGGTATGGATGAGTTCATGGATGGAACTCCACCTACATTAAAAGAGGAGATAAAGGGGGCAAAAAAAATTATAAAGCTTAGTCGGCGACGTTTTCTAAGCTATCTGTTTGGCTATTTGGCATTAATGAGTCTCGCTGTTTTTTTTGCTGGTGTAGTTGTTAATTTAGTATCGCCATCCTTGTCTCAATGGTTCGCAGGCTTTGATTGGGGCAATTATTATAAGTTGGGCTTGTTATTCGTTTATTTGTTTTTTATTTGCAATGTATTCATAACAACATTGTTGGGACTGTATTACTTGACTGTGCGAATTCATCAGCAAAAAGGAGAAATTCGACCTCCTTCAAAAGACTAGTAACCCACCATAAACCCCATCCCCTTTCATGCCGCCGCACTATGGCGGCATGAACATATCCAAGACCCCATACTCAGCGCCTTTCGTGGCCATCCTCCATGCCAACCCCGTCAGCGGGGAGCGGCTGGCGGTGCTCGATGCGCAGCTCACCCCCCAAGGCGATGGCTGGTACCAGCTGCTGCCGGTCGGCCCGTTCAAGGCCCGTGATGGTCGCCCGTTCGATGTGGCGAGTGGCCACTGGCAACTGGACGGGCAGATCGCTGCAGCCCTGATTGCCCGTGCCAAAGCGCTTGGGCAAGACATCCTGATCGATTACGACCACCAGACCCTCAAGACTGACCAGAACGGCCAGCCTGCCCCTGCGGCCGGTTGGTACAACAGTGACGAGATTGTATGGCGCGAAGGGCAGGGGCTCTTTATCAAGCCGCGCTGGACGGATCGCGCCGCCGCCCTGGTGGCTGCCAAAGAGTACCGATTCCTGTCAGCCGTTTTCCCCTATGACGCCCAGGGCCGCCCGCTGGAACTGCGGATGACCGCCATCACCAATGACCCCGGTGTGGTGGGCATGCAGGCGCTTGCCGCTTTGAGTGCGTTACCCGCTTCAAGCCTTATGTCTACCCAACCCGGCCAGCTGGCCACTTCATCCCATGTTGCACAACAGGAGAAATCCATGAACGAACACCTGATCGCGCTGCTCGGCAAACTCGGCATCCAGCCGGGTGCCGATGGCCAGTTTACCGCCGAGCAGGGGACTGCCGCTTTGGCTGCTCTGGATACCCTGCAGGCTAGCGCTGCGAGCGCGCCGGAGCTGGAGGCGGCACTCTCTGCCACCAAAGCGCAGCTGGCGGTAGATAGCGCATCGCTGGCTGCGCTCAAGGCGACCGTCTCCACAGGGCAGGGTGGCCAGATTGACCTGGCCAAGTACGTGCCGGTGGAGACCTATAACGCCCTGGTGACGGAAGTGGCCACCTTGAGCGCCAAGGTCGAGACCACGGATGCCGCAACCCTGATCAAGGAAGCCCGCACCCAGGGCAAGGTGGTGGCCGCCGAAGAGGAGTATTTGACCGCCTATGCCGCCCAGAAAGGGGTGGCAGCCCTCAAGGCGTTGCTGGATCCCCGTCCGGCGATTGCCGCACTGTCCGCCAGCCAGACCACCCAGGTGACCCTACCAGAGAAGAAGGGAGAGGCTGTGCTCTCGGCGGATGACAAGTATGCCGCCGATCAGCTCGGTATCAGTTACGAAGAGTTTGCCAAGGCAAAAGGCCGATAGGTTCGCTTAGCCGCGCAGCGGCGTAATCGGACAAACGCGACCGCCAGACCAACCTGTTTAACCAGAGAAGGAACACCCGTATGGCCATTGTTACTCCCGCGCTGTTGCAGTCCCTCTTCACCGGCTTCAAGAAGAACTTTGAAGACGCCAAGAGTGAAGCGCCTGCCCAGTACACCAAGATCGCCACCGTGATCAAATCGACCACCAAGTCCAACACCTATGGCTGGCTGGGCAAGTTTCCCAGTCTGCGCAAGTGGGTCGGTGATCGGGTGATCGAGTCGATGAAGGCGCACGGTTACCAGATCGTCAACGAAGACTTCGAGGCCACCGTGGCGGTCGATCGCAACGATATCGAAGATGACGAGCTGGGTATCTACGCGCCGATGTTTGCCGAGATGGGCCGTTCGGCGGGGATCCACCCCGACGAGCTCTGCTTTGGCCTGCTGGGGGCTGGCTTCACCACGCCTTGCTATGACGGTCAGTATTTCTTCGACACCGATCACCCGGTCTATCCCAAGGCCGATGGCACCGGTACCCCTGTCCTGACCGCCAACGTGGTGGTGGATGCCGGTTATCAGGGGGAGCCCTGGTTCCTGCTCGATACCAGCCGCGCCCTCAAGCCGGTCATCTTTCAGGATCGCAAGTCACCGCAGTTGATTGCCATGACCAAGGTCGATGACGAGGCGGTATTCACCCGCAAGGAGTTCCGTTACGGGGTCGATTGCCGTGATGCCGCAGGCTTTGGTTTCTGGCAACTGGCCTTTGCCAACAAGCGGGCGCTGACCCCCGACAACCTGTGGGATTCCTTCTCCAAAATGCGGGAGTTTCAGGCTGATGGTGGCCGCAAGCTCGGGGTGAAGGCCACTCTGCTGGTGGTACCGCCCTCCCTTGAGAAGCTGGCGACCCAGATGCTGGAGCGAGAGCTGGATAGCAGCAGTAGCAACGAGCTGAAAGGCAAGTTGGAGCTGGTGGTGGCTGACTACCTCTAACCCTGCGTTGTGGCTGTTTAACCCTCGGTTTAAACAGCCTCTCTATCAGATACGACGAGGAAAACATGAGATGGAACAAGAGATGGAACTGGCTATTCGAGTGGGCATTTATTGCCAAACAGGGTCAACAGTTCGTCAGGTCTATTTTCGCGCGGGCCTGCCGATTGTACCGGGCAAGTCTGAGATGGTTGTGTCGCCTGAGCAGTGCGCGACCCTGGAGAACGACCCGCGTCTGGTGGTCGTCCGGTTGGCTGAAAACGCCAGCCTTCAGGCAAGTGATGCACCATCGGCGCCTGGGGATCTGGACGCAGCACTGGGCGTCCTGACCGGTTCGGGCTATCTGGCGGGAGTCGCCACACTGGCGGGCAAGGTCACGCCGCTGGCCGAGATGAAGGTCGATGAGCTGCGCGAGCTGGCGGTGCAGATGGGTATCCCGGAGGCGACCAAGCTCAAAAAGGCCGAACTGGTGACGGCGATCGCGGCGACCGACGTGCAATACCCGGTCAAGGATGAGCAGTCATCTGGCCAGAACGGAGAGCAGTGATATGTATGCCAGCGTCAATGACATGGTGATCCGCTTTGGCGAGGCCGAGTTGCTGCGCCTGGCCATGACGCCGACCGGTGAGCTGGATCAGGCGGCTATCACCATCGCCCTGCAGGATGCAGGCGCCTTGATCGATGGCTATCTGGCGGGTCGCTATCCCTTGCCGCTGGCCCATATCCCGAGTGCCCTGGTACCTATCTGCGCCGATATCGCCCGTCACCGTCTCTATGGTGAACAGGCACCGGAGCAGATAGCCAAGCGAAACGAGGCGGCCCTGGCCTTTCTGAAATCGGTTGGCAAGGGGGAGCTGGCGCTGGGGTTGGCCTCCGATGGCGCCACCCTGGAGAGCCAGAATCTGGCTCAACTGCAGTCGGATGGGCGCGTCTTTGGCCGGAGTCAGGGGCGCGACAAGGGGGGCTTTCTATGAGCCAACCCGCCAACCAGTCTGGTACCGAACTCGACTACCTGCAGGCGGGCGAGCGGCTGCGTGAGCTGCTGACCCCCCTCAAACCTGCGGGGCTCAAGGAGGTGTTTGTGGCCACCGATGTGGCAACCATCGCCAATCTGGGCCAGCACAGTCCGGCGGTGCATGTGGTCTATCAGGGCGAACGTGAGAGCGAAGGCACCCAGTCAGGCCGGGCCAGCAGCTTTGATCAGCTCTGGTTGCTGGTGCTGGTACATCGTGCCAGCCCCAGGGAGGTCAGTGCCGGAGTGTGGCTTACCCGCATCCTGCAGGCCGTCAGTGGGCGAGCATGTGGTGACAGTACCTTTCGCCGGGTCACCCCACCGGTAAAACCCAGTTACAGCGGCGGTGCGGCTTATTTGCCGCTTGCCTTTACTACCCGAGTGAAATTCAAAGGAGAGCGATGATGAGCGAAACACTGCACCTGGAAGGGGATCTCTTTATCGAGACCTTTACCAACGGGGTCTCGGCCGGGGTGATTGGCCCCATCGATGTGGATAGCCTGGAAGTGAAACCCGACAGCCAGAAGATCTCCATTCCCAGCAAGCGCAAGGGGCAATATGGTCAGGCGCGGGAGAACTACCACATTCCCAAACCTGCCATGGTCACCATCAAGACTACCGAGATCCCGCCCGTGTTGCTGGCCGCCGCCTTTATGGGTCTGGAAAGCCCCATCAATCAGGGGGCCGGGACGCTGACTGATCTGCCGGTCGTTCTGCCCGCCTGGCCGAAGTGGGCTCCGCTCGGCAAGAGCAATATTGCCTCGACTGGCCTGGCCATCAAGGAAGGGGCTAAGGCGCTGGTGGTGGGTACCGATATTGAGGTCAACTATGTGCTCGGGCTGGTGCGTGCGTTGAAAGGTAGCTCGGTAGCCGATGGCGGTAGCCTGACGGTCAGCGGTACCTATAATGCGGTGACCGGTACCCGCATCGCAGGCAACATCCAGCCGGAGATCAAGGCGCGGCTGCTGCTCGATGGCCGCAGTATCGTCAGCGGCGAGGCCATCAAGCTGACGGTGCCCCGTGCCAGCTTGTCCCCCAAGAAGGCGGTGGACTTTATGAGCGACAAGCCCATCGAGATCGAGCTGGAGGGGGAGTTGCTGGCCGTGGATGGCGAGACCGCCCCCTTCTATGTGGATCGGCCGGTGACTGTATGATGATAGGGGAGGGGGAGAGTTAATGAAAAACGGCGGGGAGACCCGCCGTTTTCGCATCAACGGATAAAATCTAGCTAATTCTGAATGGCAGCACATTCGTGCAATGTGGGCATTGAAGGCTTGTGTAACCAGTGAGCATTCTTTTGTCTACCGTGATTGGCCTGTGGCAAATGGGACATTCTCCAGAAACCTTATTCGGATTTCCACCGAAGATCAACGCACTGCCCGGACCAAAACCCACTGAGTTTCCACTGACATGGATGTTGCCTTGCGTAGTGATGCCTTGCATCCCAACTGTGCCAGATCCATCCGTGAACGAAGTGCCATCGACAAAGTTCCGACTGCCTCCGCTTGCGTGAAGATGGGTGCTGGGGCTGACGACTTTTGAGTTTTCAAGGACGTTCGTACTGGCGCCCATGGCAGAGATAAAGACCCTCCCAGCTTGGATGACCGAATTGACAATTTGTTGGTAGCTACTGCCAGTTGTATCAACCACGAACTCTGAGCATTTGCTGGCTAGGGTACTAGAGAGATGCTCACAGGCAGCTAGGAGATCACTATTGCTTTGAACTGTTCGAGCGATCTCGGCTATTGCTTCCTCTAGAGTTTCTACCTTATCAATGGTGTCGTTTACAGCTTGTAGTTGTGCCCAGACCTGCGAGAGCTCTGCTTCCAGTTCTTTGTCAGATATATGGCGGTCAAGAGCCATGCCAGCCTGTTGAATCACAGGAATGGGTAATAGACTGAGGCAAAAGCCGAGTAACCGGAAAGGAGACTTGATGCCATGCTTTTCCCATAGTCGACGGACCGCATCTGCAGAGGCTTGAATTGGATTTTGTTGATTCACAGCGAAGAGTTCTCCTGCATGAGTTATAAATTAAGTTGAACAAGCGTAATGAAAGGTCTGTAGTCGTCTTGTGATATGGCTCAAAGAATGGTCAATAACCCTTTTTACTTGTTTGTTAATTAAGCATTAAACACATTGTCATAAACTTGTTGCTGTATCTGTGGGCGGTATATTGAACATCAGATAACGATTACTTGCTACGGAAACCAACTTGTTGGCATGGCGTAACCGAGAAGGGATGGTTTTTTGGGGTAATGCTTGGTTTTAGCGCAATTCCAGCCGCTCAATCATGGCCAGTGGCTGAGATGAGGCTGAAAGGGGCAGGATGGATTGCTCTAACCACTGCCAATCCAGCGGCGGAGTACCTTCTTTGAACTTCTGGTATGGCACGCCATCTTTGATAGTCAGGAACAGCGTGCAAGGGGTATCGGCACGGCAGACATAGCGCACCATCACATCGCCATGAAGTGAACGCAGTAGATGTTTCAGGATCGGCAGCCCTTGTATGGTGTGGTGCCCCCCCTCATGCCAGACGCCAAATTGATGCATTTCACCCATACCTTTCAGCACAAGTAAATCTAAGTCTTGATCGCCCAGGCCCACTTGCCACTGTCAGAAATGACAGGTTATTGGGGTTGTCAGGGTAGCTTCTTCGCAAAAAGCTTTAGGTTGTTAAGGTAGCCGGTAACAGCCGTATCACATTCTTCCTCCGTGAGATCTGTGGTTATGGAGATTACCTTTTCACTTGAGAATTCAACCATCCCACCGATCGCAGAGAAGTGTTCAGTAAGATCGTCAACTAGCAATTCAATGTTGCGTGCAACATCTTCCTCGCTCATCTCGTCATCCATGAAATTCTCTCTCGTAGGTTTGTATTCATAGTAAGGTCGATACTTGCATGTCATAACGTTACCTCTTTGTATATGTGTGTCCGGTGCGGTTACCGTAAAGTCATCGGACATTATCGGTTTTACTGCATTCGCTCTAAGTAATTCGCCATAAACCCTCTCATCTTGCCACCCCTTTACCATAGGGCATATCTGAATCTCTCAGGAATGCCCTATGTCCACTTCTACCACCCTCAAACTTGCCTTGGAGCTGGCGGCCAAGGTCACCGGGCGGGAAGACTTGGCCGCGTTGGCGGGTGAGGTTCCGCGAATGTCCGATTACGCCTACCGGCTAATCGAACCTACGCCCACTCTCTGACAAAACTACCGCCGAAACGACGCAGCTGCTGGCCACCGTTAACGGTAGCCAGCGGCTTACAAGAGGGGAATAAACAAGCAGAGGGGTTTGCCGCTATCGATGGTCGCGGAACAATAGGGGTCAGCGTAAAAGAAACAGGATATGGCGTTTGTCGTCGTGTTCTGCATAATCGACGACATCAAACTTGCTGCTGCTCTCTTGGGTGATTTGCTGGTGGGTTAACCCGGTCAGGCACCAGGGTTTGAAGCTGCCCGGTTTGATGGGATAGTCGAGATAGCCGCGAATGGACTGACGCTGTGCGTCGTAAACTTCAATACATTGTGAGGTGAGTTGATTGATACCAATCAACCAGAGCAGTGCCCCGCTCAGGGTTTGCATATCATCACTGACCACACAGCCATATTTTCCCCGCAGATATTGATACACTTGTCGGGCAAGGCCGCTGCGGTAATCCGGGTCGATAAAGGCGCCACGGATTTGAATACCCTGTTGATCTTGTGCTTCTGCATTGATGGGCAACTGTACCGGGTTATAAACAAAGCGGCCCACAACAGTATCGTTGCCGGTGCGGGCATCTGCGACAGAGGCTAGCAGCTCTTCCTCGCTCCACTGGCTGTCATCTTCGATAGCATCGGTCAGCCACTCATCCACCCCCAGCTCGGTTACCACCAGACAGCATGAAAAGTCGCTGTCGTCGCTCATGCGATATTCAGTCAGCGCCAGTATTGCCAATCTGCGTCGGGCGATCATGAAGTGCTGAAAGGTCACCTCATTTGTCATGCCTTCGGGGTCGGTATCGAGTTGTTTGCGGTAGGTCTGAACCAGATTGGGGGCCATAGTCTTCCCGGACTTGTCTCAAAAATAAAAAAGCCTGATTCGGAGATCAGGCTTTTACCACTCTTTGTTTATGCCAGCAGTTGCAGCTCTTGGGTCAGCGCTTCGTTGACTGCGCATTTTACCGCTTCGTCAAAACGTGAGTTAACTCTGTGGTGACTCGACGGTTTGACGGCATAACGGAGCTTGTCATTCTTGACCAACAGCTCTGCGATCGGTTCGATGTAGTAGCTTTCGGCACTGCTGTCGTTGCGCTTGGTTTCAAACTCATCACGCCACAGCACTATGTATCTTGGCTGATTGTATCTGGTGATATCACGGCGGATCTGGATGGGGCGCGGAAAGCTGTTATCGCTGACCTCTTTCACCACTTCAGTTTTTTGCAGTAAAGAGTGCATCGAGATTGTCATGTTGCACCTCCTTTGTTGCCGTGCCTGACAGTTGGTTGGTCACTCAGCCTCTTCTTGGCGCTAAGCTTGCCAGCAAGCTTAGCGCCAAGAAGAGGCTGAGTACACACGAATTCGCTTGTAAACCATACAAATATTGGCTGTTAACCATCCCTTTATGCAGGGATGGAGTGGCAAAATATCACACATCCTTCCTTTCATTCTAGCGTTTCACCTCCTTGTGGCGCTCTTTTTTTAATCCACCATAACCCCTTGGCATCGCCTCGCATGGGCAGAATGAGCATGTCTGTTCACTTATTGGTAAGGCCGCCCATGTCAGACCCCCGAACCCTCAAACTCGCGCTGGAGCTGGTTGCCCGTGTTGTTGGCCGCGAAGAGCTGCAAGGGCTACTGACCGAGCTGGAGGCACTTGGCCCCGGCAGTGCACAGGCGGCCACGGCAACGGCCACCTTGACCGACGCGCAGGAGGCATTGCAGCAGAGCCTGCCCGAGAGTGGCGAACTGCTGGCCCAATCCACCCCCCAGTGGCAGGGCTGGGGCCAGCAGTTGGCTGCGGTGGTCGAGACCCTGTTGCTACTGGACAGTCGCTCCACCCAGGCCGCGCAGCGCATGGTGAGCGAGCAGCAGTTGATGGGGCAGGCCACCCGCCAAAGCGCCGATGGGGCAGCAGAACTGGCCAAGGCGTTTGAAGAGTTGGGGCTGGACTTTGAACGAGCCAATGGCCGTATCGGTGCGGGCTTTCAGAAGACCATCGGCGCCCTGGATGTATTGGTGGCGCACACGGGGGCCAGTAGTGCCGCCATCGAGGAGGCGCTGGCCGCCGCCTACAACAGCGCCAAGACCACCGCCGAGATCGATGCGGTGATCGCGCGTCAGAAGCAACTGGCCGCCCAGGGCAAAATCACCGGGGATGCGCTGGCCCGCTCGATGGCCATCGCCGCCGATGCCATGGCCAAAGTGAAAGGGGGGGGCGGCGATACCAAGCAGGCCGTCGCTGCCATTGGTGATGGTTTTGACGAAGCGGCCGCACGGGCTAAAGGCGCTACTGATGCGATGCGGGCGGGGCTTAAAGGGGTACAGGATGAAGCCAAGCAGACGAATGCCAGCCTCACCAGTAGCGGCGGGGGCGGTGGTCGAGGCGATATCACCCGCACCGTGAACGCCGGTTCTTTCTACTACAAGAGCGTGGATATCAACAGCCTGCGCGGCAATGCCGAGGGGCTGGCCAACACCCTGGCTGGGGTGGAGGAGGAGCTGGCCCGCTACAGCCAGAAGGTCAAGGACATTCCGGCCTACAGCGAGTGGAGCAAGTATTACGGCGAGAAGTTCCAAAAAGAGATGGAGGCGATGCAGGCCCGCCTCAAAGAGGAGCTCAACAAAGCGTTGGCCAAAGAGAGTGCCAAAACCAATCAGGCCGCCACCCAGCCACCGGCCCCGGCTGTCACGCCATCTACCCCCAGCGCCAACACCCCAGGGACACGCAGGCCCTTGTCCGAGCGGATCACCATAGAGCTCAAAGGGGCAGGGGGCTCGGCCGAACTGCAGACCGATGAGGCCAATGCGAATGCCCTGATTTCCCTTCTTAAACAGCAAGGACTGCGCCAATGAACGTGACCTTAAACAGCGTGCTGCTGCCAGATGATCTGGTCTGGCGCGACGAGTTCGAGTGGGCGCCGGTCGAGCAGGTGGTGACCCCGACCCTGAGCGGCGCCCTGTTGGTGGAGGAGACCGCCAAGCCCGAGGGACGGCCGCTGACCCTGAGCGGGCACTGCTCCCGCGCCAAGGTGCAGGAGCTCAAGGTGCTGGAGGCACAGGTGGCCCAGCTGATGACGTTGACCCTGCTCGATGGCGTGGCCCGCACTGTGGTCTGGCGCCGCCCTGGTGTGGTGGCCATGCCACTGGTCGAGATGGCCGACCCGGAAGGGGGCGACCCTTATGCCCTGACCCTGAATTTGACCGAGGTAACCCCATGACCATTCTCTCTGGCGATATCGTGCTGTTGGCCAGCCAGCGCCTGGTTGATACCGATGACGGCGGTGGTCGCATCACTGGCCGCGAGATCATCAGCGGCAACCATAACAGCCTGTTCCCTGGCATAAGCGACATGGATCGGGCTTATGGCACAGTGAATATGCGCAAGGCGTTTCTGGCGGTGCAGACGGACGACACCGACACCTACTATGGCGCCAATGCCATGGTGCTGCTGCCGCCCAGTGACCCCAGTGTCAACCTGACGCTGATGACCACCAAAGACCACAACGACACCCGCGATAACGCCCGCAACAGTCTGGAGCGCTATCAGGCCCGAGGCCCGAAGTGGCAGGGGGTGCTCTACGATACCCAGCTGGAGGGGCAACGGGCGATCCGCATTCTGCAACGCATTGAGGTGCGGTTGCCGGAGGTCGGGGAGGTGCTGGTGCTGGTCGGCAACGAAGGGAAGGGGAACGAGGTTGAGCAGTATGTACGGGTTGACCGGGTAACCGCCGAGCTGCGCAAGTTCGGGGTGGCTGGCTACCAGGGCGAGTTCACCCGCAACGTGGTCACCTGCGTGATCACTGACCCGCTGCGCTACACCTTTGAAGGGGAGCAGCCCAGCCCTTATGACCAGGCAACCACCAAGACCACCCTGCGGGAAACCGTGGTGGCCGATGCCGCCAACTACTTTTCGACCACCAAGATGGTGGCTGATGCGGCGCTGGGTGCAATGCGGGTGCAGGCCAAGACCATCTTCACCCAGCTGGTACCCAGTGCCCGCAGTGAAACCCCGGTGGTCGATCTGACCGCTGCCGGTGAGCTGGGCGCCCTGCTGGAATCTGGGGTGGGCAGTCCCCACACTTTCACCACCACCTCACCGGTCAGCCCCAGTCAGGGGCTGTTCCTGGGGATTGGTGCCATGCCGGGCAGTGTATCGGTCACCATCGGCGCGGCAGTGATCACCGACAAGGGCGGCGAGCTGTTCCTGGTCGGTACCGTGGTGGGGGCTATCGACTACGGGCGCGGCTTGCTGACCTTCAACAGCCAGTGTCCGAACTACGGCGCTGCCAGCAAAACCGTGAGCTTTCGCCCGGCAGTGATGCCATCGCGCATCGCTGACACGGCCCAGATCCAGATCGCCGCCAACAACCGGGGATATGCCTACACCGCGACCCTGCTGCCCACCCCTTGCCCCGGTTCGCTGACCGTCAGCTATCTGGCCCAGGGCAAATGGTACGACCTGAAAGACAACGGGCGCGGGGAGCTGTTTGGCCAGGACAAATCCTATGGCTCTGGCCTGCTCAACTTCACCACCGGCTCTGTGGTGCTGACCCTGGGAGCGCTGCCGGATGTGAACAGCGCGATCATGTTCAGCTGGGGTACCAAGGTCTCTTACCTCAACCGGGCCAGCATGGTGCTGGATCCGGTGCAGCTGGCCCATAAGTTGGCCCATGAGGGGATTACCCCCAATAGCCTGACCCTGACATGGCAAGCCGGTGGCACGACCAAAACCGCCATCGACAACGGGGCGGGCCAGCTGACCGGCGATGCCACCGGCACCATCAATTATGTGACCGGCGATCTGGCCCTGCGGGTGGCGACCCTGCCCGATGGCGGCCAGGAGTACCAGGTTGTTTACCAGTACGGCGACCCGGATACCCAACGCTTTGACTACCCGGCCCGCAACCCGGACGGGACGATCACCCTGCAGCTGGCCAAGCAGAACCTGACCCCCCGAATGGTCTCATTGCGCTGGAATGCCCTTTATGAGGAGGTGAAGGACGACACCGAACTGGTGATCGCCCAGCGTGACCCGATCATCAGTGTCCGTGACAACGGCGCGGGCAAGCTGCTGGATGCGGCAGGGGTGGAGCGGGGTACCGTCAACTACACCACCGGCCAGATCACCATCAAGCCGGATGGCCAGGGCGGCATTCCGAAAACCCGCTATGAGTGGCGAACTATCGGCACCTATGGCGATGGTCACGGCAACACCATTGCCCGCCAGCGCTGGACGTTGGTTGAAATCTACTACGTGCAGGCCGCCTACCTGTTCCCGGTGGACGACAGCGGTTGGGTCGAGGTGGAGTACCGCAGCAACAACGCCAGCAGCGCGGGACAAGACACAGTGAAGGCCACCCCGCTGGTGCTGGATATCACCCCGCGCAACGGCGAGGCGATCTTGGCCAACTCAGTGCGCTTTGCGCTGGGCGGGTCAGTCTATGTGGACAGGCAGGGGATCCTCTATCGCAACATCGACCCATCCACTGGGGCCGGTGAGCAGGCCGGTACACTGGATTACGCCACCGGCAAGGCGACCGTGACGGTCTGGAACCCTGGCGCTGTGCCAGTGGCTGCCCTGAGTTCGCTGGTCACCAGCCTGGTGGCCCAGACGGTGGACGAGGTGACATTCAGAACGCCGGGGGCACCCATTGCGCCATCCAGCCTCTACCTGAGTGGCAACACCGCAGACGGGCGCCGGTTTGAGGTGACTGCCAACGGCGATGGCACCATCACCAGCCAGGATGTAACCGGCAAGGTGGACTATCAGACCGGGGTGGTATCGGTGCGCTTTGGCCGCCTGGTGACGGCGGCGGGCAACGAGAGTAAACCCTGGTTTGACCCCGATATGGTGGTCGATGGCAAGATCTGGCGCCCCTTGTCGGTGGTGGCTGACACCATCCGGTTTAATGCGGTGGTCTATAGCTATCTGCCGCTCGATGCGGATCTGATCAAGCTGGATCCGGTGCGCCTGCCATCTGATGGCCGGGTGCCCTTCATTCGCAAGGGGTACATAGTGGTGGTGCATTCCACCAAGCGCAGCGCCTTCCCCATGGGAGTGCAGGCGGGGCAACAGCTCAACACCGGGCGCGAACGGCTGGCCTATTGCCGGGTGGAGGATAAGAACGGCAAGGAGCTGGCGCCGCAGCTCTACAGCGTCAACATGAATAGCGGGGTAGTGACCTTGGCCAGCCCGCTGAGCCTAACCGGCTATGTGGAGCCGCTGGCCGTGGTTCATCGGATTGAGGATATGAGCCTGGCCACCGATGTGGAGATCTCGGGCCGCATCACCCTGGCTCGGCCCCTCAGTCACAACTATGAGGCGGCGGATACCCTGGTCTCCAGCGCCCTCATTATCGGTGACCTGTGGGCCCGCTATGGGGCGCTGTTCGACCAACGCACCTGGACAAATAACTGGTCTGATTTTCTGATTGGCGACCCCTGCACGGCGGAATACAACGATACGGACTTCCCGATCGGGGTGACCAACCGGGCGACCCTGCAAGAGCGCTGGGCCATCATCTTCCAGACCACCACCACGTTTATTTTGGTCGGCGAGCATGTGGGCCAAATTGCGGTGGGGGACGTGAATACCGACTTTGCCCCCATCAACCCCAACAACGGCCAGCCCTATTTCAGGCTTGACCGGCGTGGCTGGGGCGCCGGGTGGGCTGCGGGCAATGTGCTGCGCTTCAACACCTACGCCGCCAATTACCCGATCTGGTTTATCCGCACCATCTTGCAGTCGGTGGCTGCGGTAGATACCGACCGTTTCGAGGCCCAGCTCAGGGGCAACGTCAACCGTTAACCGGCGAGGCGTTGCGCCTTGCCCGTGGAGAAAAAAGCGATGGCTGAATACAAGGTCAAATGGTTTGCAAGCGAGATGCAGGGCGCACCGAGTTTGGGCGATACCGCAGAGGGCGCCCTGGCGGCGCTGCTCAAGGCGGTGCTGGTCACCGGCTTTGGCACCCTGACCATCAACGCGCTGGCTTTCGATGCCGCCAAGGGGTGGGCGGTGGCGACCTTTACCGGTGGGCATGCCTATCTGCAAGACTCAGTTGTTCAGGTCGAGGGGGTATCCCCTGCCGCCTACAACGGCGAGCATCGGGTGATGCAGGTCACCGCCACTCAGGTCTGGTTTGAGCTGGACGGCGGCAACCCCGGCGCCCCAGGAACGGGCGCAGCCATGACCATGAAGGTGGCGCCGCTGGGCTGGACGATCACCCACGAAAGCGGGGACGGTAAGATCTTCATCGTGCGGCCCACCAACGTCAGCGAGTCGGGGAACGTATCGTGGCGGATTGATAACAGCGCATTCACTGGCTGGACGGGCACTTATGGTTCAACCCACTACCTAGCAAAAATAACCATGGTAGAGGATGTGGTGGATATCAATACCTATACCACCATCTACGACCACCGTTGGCCAGCTACCCAGCGCTATACAGCAAAGACATGGGATCTGATAGGTGATCAACAGCTGTTCTATTGGTTACCCTCTATCGGTAACTACAGTTTTCAAACGGTTTATTGTGCTGGGTATATCCGAACCGTAAGACCAGGTGATCGCTACCATGCAGTGGTCTGTCACTATGCGTCAACCAATGCCGCAGATCAGGGCATACGATGGGATAATCGAGACTCCATCGGCCCAAATAACTGGGGTACTCCATTGACCACCTTCGACCAGTCAGGTCAGCGAGCGATAGCACGACCCTATCACCAGCTGTTTGGCGCAACCTCCTGGTGGTTGAAAGGGATCTTTGGGCGATTCGGTAATGGATTGAATATCCCTAATGGCCCAGATAACGGATTCTACTTCTCTACCGACCCTTGCATGGTGCTGGAGAACGGCAGCCATCTGCGCGGTTATATTCCTGGGCTTATCGTACCCTACGGAGATATTACCTCTTGGCACCGTAAAAATTTTGGTGACATGCCAGCCTTGCCAGGTAAAAAGGTGCGGTTTATCCGTGCGCTTTATCAGACAAATGCCTACAACGCCGATCCGCGCTCACTGATTGGGTTCGATATCACCGGCCCATGGAGGTAAGTCATGGCTACCTTCTTACCTAGTAGGGGTTTCCTGGTTGTTGTGCAATCCCAATCTAGCTCGGGGAATGTGCCTTTTTTCAACGTTGACAGTACGGAAGGGCCTGACTGGTTCGCCAACTTTGGCGAGACGGCAGATATAGGGATTTTCAAATATATCTACGGCTCTGGTGTTGGGGGGGATACGGGGGTACTGCCTACCAAGACGATCACACTTGCGCCCAGAAACTACGTGTTCAGGTTGGAAATAAGCAACGGCAACTGGAACCCAGATTATTCAGATATGGATCTGGAGTTTCTGGATGATACCGGGGTGGTACTGGCAGCAATTCGTACCCGTTATGATGGGGCTTATCGCCATGGGATTTGGTATGGCCCCAACCTGGCCAACCTGACCAAGGCACCGCAAGCAGGATCATACCCGCTCACCTTTGGCGCCTTGAGCTTTACCGATAGCGCTTTAGTCTTTACATCAGACCCAGAGGGCAACCGCAATCAGTCGTTTAGCTTCGCCTGCCAACCGCAAAAATTTGCGGCGATGCGGTTTAGTAATCTTCGGGCCCAGTCAACGTATACCGGGCCTGGTGTTGCTCATGTGCGGGTAATTATCAAGAAAGGCGCGACACCATTTAATGGCGACTTTGCTGCGCTGACAACAGAGCAGTACACCGCTTTAAAGCCTGATTTAGTCTTGCCAGCCGGTGCCGCCATTGAACATCAATCAGGGGTTGGGTTGGTTGCTTCTGGCACGGAGCCATCCTACGTCTTGGCCAGAAACATATTACCAGGCCAAACTGGGGTACTGTTTAATGTGGCTGGCGCTGTGGTTGCCAAGCTGGCCTATATCAATGGTGTGGCAAAGTTGACGGTGGGCAGCGTCACGATAGAGGGCACAACCGATGCCCCTTATCTTGGCTTGGTTACCATCAATGGCCAGGTGTTTGGCTATTACCAGACCAAGGTGGTGGTGCGTTCATCGCAGTTTATCGCCCCCCCAAATAGTACGATCTGGATAGAGCTACAACCAGGGCAGATACTGGCAAAAATAGGCACTGAGTACAGCCAATTAACGGCTGAATACACCTTTGTTTTTTTTCGCCATACCATCACCGCAGTTGCTGCCAACCAGGAGCCCCGCAGCCAATTTCAGCCGCAAGATGTGGCCTGGCGCGGCACCCCGCCGCTCTACCCTGGCCCGGTCAACCTCCAGCAACAGACCCAGTACCCGCTCTGCAAGGGTCGGGACTATTTCTGGATCCGCGATGGAGTGCGCAACGTGGAGCAGGGGTTTATTGAAAGCACTGTGACCATCAGCGGGGTGGGAGTGCGGCGGCGGGTGCTCTGCTTTACCCAGGATGGCGAGCTGGTTGGCGAGACCTACAGCCGCGCATCGGATGGGGTCTATCGGTTAGATCTGCTGTGGCTGAATCGCCGTTATATGGTGGTCGCCCAGGACGATCCCGCCTTTGGCCCCGCCGACTACAACGCCGTGGCCGCCGACTATCAGGCACCGAAACCCTACCCGCCAGGCGGCGGGGTGGCCCCTGCGCCGTTCCCCATGATTGCCCCGCTCAAGAGGAAATAACCATGATCTCTTATGCCGAAGGGGTGCGCACCAGCCGCGCCCAGCTATTGGCCACGGCCATTGATACGGGCACCGGGGCCAGTGCCAAGCTGACCATCTACACCGGTACCAAACCGGCACCGGGGGCGGCCCCGACTGACCAGCTGGCTCTGGTGGCGCTGACGTTCAGCCACCCTTGCGCCAAGACGATCAGCGGCGGGGTGCTGACCCTGAAACCCCTGGCCGAGCAGATGGCCACCGCCAGCGGTGCTCCCACCTGGGGGCGCATTGTTGACCGGGATGGGGCCTTTGTGGCGGATCTCGATGTCGGGGTGCCGGGCAGCGGTGCCGATCTGGAGCTGCCCGCAGCGGAGTTTTTTGCCGGTGCGCTGATCCGCATTAATACCGCCACCATCACTGAACCGTAACCGGGGGGCCATATGGCCAGAAAGGATGCCAGCCTAGAGCTGCGTAAGGCTCGCAGCATCAATGGCCAGCTGTAGCTGAATCAGTCTGAGGTGGTGCGGCTGGTCGGTATCCTTAACGGTACCACCATGCCGCCACGCCTGAGTGCGTCACCGAGTCTGGTGCTGTCATCGGTATTGGATGGCGCCCCGCATCGCCCCAGCGCGATGCTGGACGGCTCTGTGGTACTTGATGCGGTGCTTGCCAGCCATACACATGGCCGTGGGGAGCTGGTCGGCGCGTTCGTCATTGAATGCACCATGGCCAGCACATCCCGCGCCCCGCAGCCTGTGCTCGCCGGGCAGTATGACCAGAACGTATTCCGGGGCCCAGCCAGTGCAATGGGGGATGCCTGGGATCGGGCAGATAGTCATTCCCAGGACCTCAGTAGCGAATGGCAGAAGGCAGGCACCGAGCGGGCAACCAGCCGCTCCCTGTGGCAACAGGCCGCCGCGCATCAGCAGCAGGTGGCTGAGCTGGGCGAGCAGATGCCCCAGACGTTCATGGCCAATCAACAACGCTTTGCCGAGGGGCTGCCGGTCAGCCAGCAGAACCGCCAGGGCTATGACAGTCTGGCCGCTGGCCATGTGGCGAATCAGTCCCTGTGGGTTGAGGCGGCGCCGGCCAGCAGCTGGCGCCTGGTCGGGTTCACCAACCCGCCGCGCTTTGACCAGGTTTGGCAGGCTGACCAGTGGCAAGAGGGCATCCCCATCGGTAAAGGGGTGGCCGCTCAAGCCTGGCACCACGGCAAGCTGCTGATAGAGGACTGGTGTGATGGCTGGGATGAGGCCATGTTGCCCACCTGGGGCAAGGCGCCGCCGCCAGAACCACCCAAGCCACCCATCCGCCCCGATAAGCGGGTGCTGCGTTTGGCGTTCGGGCGCAAGCGCGACACGGCAGAGCTGGAGTTTCTCTGGCAGGGCAGTGATGCGGCAATCGTCATTCCAACCCGGAGGGTTTATCTGGTGAGCAATACAGCGAAGATCGTGCGGGTACGCGATGGGCTCGATATCCCAGCTACTGCGGTGAGTATCGAACTCGACACCGACTCCTGGGCGTGGCAGTTCAGTGCCCAGATTCCCCGTATCGCGGCGGCTGCGTTGACCGATGAGGAAGAGGTCAGCATCCATATCAACGGTCAGCAATGGGACTGCGTGTGCGATGGTTGGCAATCGAGCCAGAGCTTTGGTCGTGAGTCGGCAACGCTGACCGGCCGCTCTCGCACCGCTTATCTGTCACCGACCCATGTGTTGGGACAGGCGGTGAGCGAAAATGCGGCCGCCACCATGGCCCAGCTGGCGGCGGCCGTATTGCCGATGGGTTGGACGCTGGATTGGCAAGCGGCTGACTGGTTGGTACCTGCCGGATTCTTTAGCCTGGATAACCAGACTCCGATTGAGGTGGTCAGGTACCTGGCCGAGGCGGCCGGTGGTTTTGTGCTGCCACACCAGCGCAACCGTCATCTGGTCATCAAGCCGCGTTATCCCACCGTCCCATGGCAGCTCGATACTGCTCAGGCCGATGTGGCGATCCCCCGCGCCATCATTACCACCCTGGGCAGTGACTTCCAGCCGGGTCATGCCGCCAACGGGATCTGGGTCAGTGGTGGTCATCAGGGCATCAGTGCGCGGGTGGTGCGCCAGGGGACGGCTGGCGAGCAACAAGCGCCAACCATCACCCACCCGTTGGTGTGTGATGTGACGGCAGCCCGTGCCCAGGGTGTGGTGGGGCTGGCCAAGACCATGCCCAAGCGTACCCAGACCATCGAGCTGCCGTTGTCTGCTGATACCGGCTTGATCCTGCCGGGCGCATTGCTCGCCGTGGACGGTTGGAAGGGCTACAACCGGGGCGTCAGGGTCTCTGCTGCGTTGCAGAACTGGGCCATGACGGTGCGCCAACAACTGAGTGTGGAGCGATTTTTATGAACCTGTTTAAGCGATTCCTTGAGCTGGTACCCGGCGCTGATCCCTTGCTGGTTGGTACCGTGATCGCAGTAGGTACCACGACCACCACTCTCAGTACGTTGGCAGGTGGAACGGTCACAGTACGGGGCACTGGGGTAACCATTGGCAAGACGGCGTTTTACAGGGGAGGGGAGCTGGCAGGAGAGGCGCCGGACTTACCGACCTATGAGATAGAGGTTTAA